CAACAGACAACTATATTGACTGGACTAGTTTAACAACTGTTACACTAGATAATGTAAACTTTAGTTCTAGAACAGTTCCAGTTGGTGTTGACGACTCAATTGATGTCGCTACATTAACCTTTGTAACTCCAATATGGATCTCACCTCCAGTTAAAGTTAAACGGCTAGGTGTAATTACAAATATTATTACAAGCATGTTTGACGAAGCACAAGGTACTATTGAACTAGGATTAACAGTTCCAGAACTTAATGCGTTTGATGACGCTAGTGTTGCTGGTGCGCTTGATAAGAACGGTGGCAGAACTGTGCAAACAACTAATAATTCAATAACACAAACAACTAACTATATGGGTTATGATGCATATGTAGACGGTAGTATTGTAAAATTATTAGATAAAGGAACAATTGGACAAACTAGTTGGAGGAATGTACTAGACTCGCATCCGGGATCATATCAGCCGGGTATTAGTAGAATTTATCTTAATAAACTAGATACTAATACAGCAATTACAGGTACCTTTGCATTAAACACAATAGACGATACACAAATTGTTGTTAATTGGGATACTGATTCATTTCCAGCTAACACTGTAATTGAAAGTAGCGACAGATCATTAGGTGCTTTAACATCTATTGATTATATTATTGACCCAACTAAAACATTCCCAGCTAGTAAGTCGCAAGGAACTAGAGTATTACTATTAGGTTCAATTGGCTCAACTAGCAACACTGACGGTGCTGCCGCTTGGAAAAACTCAGACGGTTGGATAAATGGCGATAATGATACAGATTTAGTTGCTAGTGAAAATGATATTATTGAATGGAGCGGAAGTGCTTGGAGCATAGTATTTGATGCATCAGCTACAATTAATGCAACTACAGTAACATACACTACTAACCTAAATACTGGCACACAGTACAGATGGAATGGTGAAGATTGGTTACTTAGTGTCGAAGGGCAGTATCCACAAGGAACATGGAGAATTGCACTCAACGGATAACTATTTTTATGAAAGAAATAGTCTGTAGTGGAGCCTTATTTTATAGTTTAAAAACAAAAAGATTTCTCTTTTTGCATCGAGCTAGTGGCAAACATAATAAATTATGGGGATTAGTTGGCGGTACTAACGAAGGAGCAGAAACTCCTTGGGAAGGTCTTCAGCGAGAAATTACTGAAGAAATCGGCGAGCTTCCTCCTATTACTAAAACTATGCCGTTAGAAACATTTGTATCTACTGATAGTAAGTTTTCCTTTCATACATATCTATGTGTAATTAAGGAGGAATTTATACCTGAACTTAATACAGAACATGACGGCTATGCTTGGGTAAGTTTTAGTAAATGGCCCAAGCCATTACATCACGGATTGCGCAACACCCTTCAAAGTAAAATTAGTCTAAACAAGCTAGAAACTGTATTTAAAGTTATTGATTTACTTGACAAATCTTAACTAATCAAGTATAATAACACTATGAAAGTATTAGTTATCGGCGATGTAATAATCGACAAATATATCTATGGCACTTCAGAACGTTTAAGTCCTGAAGCTCCTGTCCCTGTTGTTAAACACCTGCGTGAAGTTGAAACCCTTGGCGGTGCAGGACTTGTTTACAAAAACTTAAAGAGCTTAGGGGTTGACGTAACACTATTTGATATCGAACAGCCTAGAAGTATTAAGACTAGAGTAATTTGCGATGGACATTATGTTACACGCATTGACGATGATAAACATGCAGACAGTGCCGCAGTATTAGACGCTGTACAAGCAACTGATTTTACAAAATACAACTATGTTATATTAAGTGATTATAATAAAGGTGTACTAGATGAGTCACTTGATATAATTGAACACTTAAATGCATTTGGTTGTAAAGTAATTGTAGATCCTAAGGAACATGCAAATCATTATATCAATGCTTGGCTAATAAAACCTAACTATAGTGAGTTTACTAAGTTTGGATTTATAAGCTGGCAGGGTAATATTATTACAACTAATGCAGGCAATAATGTAGTTGCTACAATAGATAATACAGATTACGATATTCCAGTCGAAGCTGTAGAAGTATCAGATGTTACAGGTGCAGGAGATTGTTTCTTGGCCGCATTTGTATACGGATTAACAAAGCAATACAATCATAAGAAGTGTTTAGAACTTGCTGTTAGGGGTTCTAGAGAAGCAGTTAAGCACGTAGGCACATACACACTTACAGTAACCGATATCGAAGATACTATTGTGTTTACTAATGGCGTATTTGATATATTACACATTGGGCACTTAAAGCTTCTTAGCCATGCCAAAACACTAGGTAATCGCTTAGTAGTGGGCATTAACAGCGATTCCAGTGTTAAGCGATTAAAAGGTGATTTAAGACCCATTAACGATGAAAGCACCCGCAAGGAAAGCCTGTTAATGCTTGGTTTTGTAGACGAGGTAATAGTGTTTGAAGAAGACACTCCGTTGGAAACAATAACCATCTTAGAGCCAAATATTATAGTAAAGGGTGGAGACTATATTCCAGCTACAGTAGTAGGAAATCATCTTGCTACAGTTGTTATTTTTCCTACAGTTGAAGGACATAGCACAACAAAGATAATTAATTATAAAGAGGAGAACACACTATGAAATTTATAGCGGCAATGGATCACAGCGGCGGATCAACAGGCAGTGTACTAGAACGTTACGAACAAGAGTATACAGAAGAAAACAAAATGGACCTTGTCCATCAAATGCGATTGCGAATGATTAACTCACCATTATTTAACGGTGAATATATTTGGGCGGCAATACTTTATACAGATACTATCGAACGTGGAATTACAGAACTACTTAGAAACAAAGGTATTGAAAGCTATGTTAAAATTGATAGCGGATGCGAAGCTGATGGTACACTAAAGGCATTTGACGTTGAAGCTATGATCGAGTTTGCTCACGAAAATGATTGCACTGGTACTAAGATGCGTAGCATTGTTAAGACTACAGACAGCATTGACCCGATATTAAAACAACAGTTTGAAATTGCGCAGACAGTTGTTAACAACGGCCTAACTCCAATTGTTGAGCCAGAAGTTCCAATTGATCTTAAAGAAAAACGAGATACTGAAATACAGCTTCGACATGCAATGGAAGATTACTTAGACAACTTTAATGGACAAGTTATTTTAAAATTAACACTGCCTGAAGAAGTTAACTTATATGCTGAGCTGGCCTTACATAAGAATGTAAAGAAGCTAGTTGGTCTTAGTGGTGGCTATTCAACTACAGAAGCAGTTACTAGATTAAGTCAGCAGTTAGATATGAGTGCAAGTTTTAGTCGCGGATTAAGCGAAGGCTTACTTGCGCATCAACATGATGACGACTTTAATAAAAAGATTTCTACAAACATTAAGAGGATCGAAGGAGCAAGTTCGTGAATACTATACAGCCATCACAACCTCGTGTTGCGTATAAGCCTAATGAAAATATTAGGCCAGCAGTTCCAAGAGAAGATGTACACTGTATAGACGAACGAAAGCAACAAGTAGTATCACAAGTTAAAGTATTACAAGAACTGCACAGTGAGAAAGCAAATAGAATTTTAGAAGAATCACGCAAAGCACAAGTACTAAGCTACGAAGCCGATGGCAAGCGTAGATTAGAAACAATACAACAAGGCACTATATTGGACGTAAAAGTATGAAAATTTTAGTTACTGGAAGTGATGGATTCATTGGTCAAAATCTTATTACACACTTAATGAGTGAAGGACACGGTGTTGCCGAATACGAGTATGTAGAAAACACTGTTCCTGACTGTAGTCAGTTTGATAGAGTTATACATATGGGTGCAATTAGCAGTACTACCGAAACTGATGTTGAAAAGGTAATGAAGCAAAATTTAGACTTTAGCACTAAGCTATTGCAAGTTTGCGACATGCAAGGTGTTGATTTAATTTATGCATCTAGTGCCAGTGTATATGGACCTACTACACATTTTACAGAAGATGGCCCGTTGCTACCGCAATCTCCATATGCTTGGAGCAAATACTTATTTGATCGCGATGTGCAAAAATTAGATTGGAGTGAATACCAATGTAAAATACAAGGGT